TTATCAATAACAGCAGCACAAGATGACAAGATGGCAGTTAACTCTTTGATTGAAGATGCTATGGAAGTAGCAGGCGCAAACAAAGCAGCAAACATAGGCACAGCCATACATTCATTTGCAGAAAGACTAGACTTAGGACAAGACTTAGGTGTAGTTCCACCGCAATGGGCACCAGATGTAAAGGCTTACGAACAAGCAACTAAGATTCTCAACAACAAATTCATAGAACAGTTTTGTGTGTTAGATAAGTTTAAAATTGCTGGCACACCAGACAGAGTTGTTGAGTATAAAGGTGAGTTATTTATTGCAGATATTAAGACTGGTCGAATAGACCATCCAAATAATATCTCAATACAGTTGGCCATATACGCCAACGGCTTGCCGTATGATGCGGCTACGGCAACCCGTGGCACATGGGGAGAAGTAAACAAGGAGAAAGCAATCATTATCCATCTACCTGCAGGAACAGGAACATGTAAGTTAATGTGGGTAGATATTAAAGAAGGCTTCAAAGGTTTACAATTTGCTATGAAGACAAGAAAATGGAGAGACCAAAAAGGTCTTTCTTATCCGTTCGAACAGGAGAACAAATAGTGTCTCACTCAGAAGCACCAATCAGTATAACAATCAAGACAGCAGCAGGTAGTCTAGTAACAGTCCGTGCAGGTGACGGAACAGAACTAGATACTATTGTTTCACAGGGACTAGACGCAATTACATCAGCCACAATGGAACTTGAGAAAGCAATCCGTGGAACAATGCCAGCACCTATGACAGTAGGACAAGTTGCATCAGCACTAGGCGCAAGTATCAGTCCAATAGATAACTCAACTACTACGCTTGGTGGACGCAACTGTCCACATGGAAAGATGACAGCGATTCAAGGAACAGGTAAAGATGGTTCAATGTATCGTGGTTATTTCTGCCCAGCAGCAAAGGGTGCATTTGATAAATGTAAAAATGTTTATCTTAAAACAACAGATGCAGCATGGAACACATTCGTTCCAGACCAGGTTAAGTGAAGACACTTAAACGCTCAATTAGAAAAGCCGAGGTGGGGGGCGAACCATTACCCCCTGCCTTTCAGGCTTTCGAAAGAGCGGGAATCATACTACGCAGAGCAGAAGTAACAGTTATTGCAGGCACTCCAGGTGCAGGTAAATCTTCAGTTGCATTAGCAATTGCAGCCAGGACTAAATTACCAACGCTTTACTTTAGTGCAGATACTAATGCTCATACTATGGCTATGCGTTTGATTGCAATGGCAGGTAATATGAGTCAACAAATGGCAGAAAACTTATTAAAGAAAGACCCAGACAAAGCAAACGAGATACTATTATTAAACAATCATTTGTTCTGGTCATTTGAATCTACACCTACACTTAAAGATTTAGATGAAGAAGTATCTGCATTCGAAACAGTATGGGGTAGAAGCCCTACACTTATTGTTGTAGATAACTTGATGGATATAGCAATGGATGGACATGAAGAATTCCAAGGCATGCGTGCTGCTATGAAAGAACTAAAGTATTTGGCTAGAGATACCAATGCTGCAGTTCTAGTATTGCACCATACTAAAGAAGGATTCGAAGGATATCCTTGCCAATCACGGTCATCTATTCAAGGTCTAGTTAACCAGATACCAGCAATGGTATTAACTATTGGGCAGATGAAACAAGGAGATGATAACTTCTTGTGTGTAGCCCCAGTTAAGAATCGTTATGGTAAGGCAGACCAGACTGGCAACAACTATGTAACTCTTTCATTTAACCCAGAGTCTATGCATCTAGATGATGTTATGATTCGTTATATGCCACAACAACAGGAGTTGGGATGAGTAATCCACGCAAAGCAAAAGGTTCCAAAGCAGAAGCAGATGTAGTTAAATGGCTAAAGAAATGGTATCCCTATGCAGAGCGTAGGATTGCAGGCTCTCAGTTAGACAAGGGAGATATAGCAGGAGTTAATGGTGTAGTTATAGAAGTAAAGAATCATTTTCGTTTAGACTTATCAGCATGGGTAAAAGAACTAGAAGTAGAAATTAAAAACGATAATGCTTGGACAGGTGCAGTAATCCACAAACGGATAGGTAAAGGAGATGTAGGAGAATGGTATGCAACAATGCCAGCAAAAATATGGATAGATTTAATCAGAAAGATTACAGATGATAAATGAATTAATAATTTTATTAACATATTTTCAACAAGAAATGATAGGATTATTACTATGGATAAGCACAGTATTGCTGCCTATCTAGAACATATAGGCGCCACCCTGCCAGCCGTGGGGCATGGTTGGCGCAAGATGAAGTGCCCATATCACGGTGATAAACATGCATCAGCAGCCATTAATTATGACGAAAATAGATTTAAATGTTTTGGTTGTGAAGTGCAAGGAGATGTATACGACTTAATTAAATACAGACAAGGAGGTAGTTATAGTGAGGCTCTCAAATTCGCAGAGGACATATCTTTACCAGGCAGCGGAGGAATACGCAAAGCATCTAAATTTAGCAGCAGAGTATCTTTCAACCCGACATCTCTCGGTAGAAGAGGGAATGAAATTTCATCTAGGGATAGTTAAAGACCCATTACCTGGACATGAATCATACAAAGGTAGATTAGCAATTCCTTATATAACACCATCAGGTGTTGTTGATATTAGATTCAGGAGTGTTAACAACAATCCAGATGAACCTAAGTATATGGGTGTGCCTGGTGCTAAGACCACAATGTATAACGCTCAGGCAGTTCTAACTGCAGGTAATTATATATGTGTAACTGAAGGTGAGTTAGATACAGTTGTATTAACAGCCAAGACTGGACATCCATCTATTGGTATACCTGGAGTTAATAATTGGAAACCATACTATGGAAAGATACTAGATGATTTTGAAGTAGTAATTGTGTTAGCAGATGGTGACAATGCAGGGTTAGAGTTTGGCAAAAAACTAAGCAGAGAACTAGGTAATGTTAATTTATTACAAATGCCAGAAGGACATGATGTAAATAGCATCATTGTGCAAGAAGGAAAGGAGTGGATAGATGAGCGAATTAGAAAATGCATGGGATAGTGATGAAGAGTTTTGGGATTTCGTAGGAGAAAATAGACGTATGGTTGGCCTATCAGTATCAGATAACCAAGGGCTAGATATATTAAATGCATTACGAGATATTTATTTAACTATAGAAAAAGAACCAGACAGTGCCATGCGTATGCTAACATTACTAGGCACAGTTATTTATGCCAGTAGCATAGGAGAAGGCAAACAGTTTACAGATGAAATACAAGTAGTAGCAGCAATGGAACAATTTGATACTAATATTAAGGAGATATTAGATGAAGAATCCAGATGATGTAGACACAATACTAAACGAACTTCGTAGTATTATGTTAAGAAAACAAGAAGACTATGGTCCACTTAATATATCTCACGCTCCAGGTGGGGCTATGAATGGGCTACGAGTTAGAATGCATGACAAGTTAGCCCGTCTAAATAACCTATCAAATAAGGGCGACACGCCTAATTTTGAGTCATTAGAAGATACCCTTATAGACCTGGCTAACTATGCTATAATAGGACTATTGGTACAAAGAGGACAGTGGGAAGGTGCAGATTAAACAATGAGTGAGGCGTGGGTACAAGAGTATAGTTTGCTTGTATCCTCGCTTGCCTCCGAATACCACAAAAGATATTCAATGCTTGACCCTGATGATATCAGGCAGACTTTATGGATGTGGTTTGTTACCCACCCAGTTAAATATAAAGAATGGTCTAAGTTACCAGCCAAAGATAAAGAAAAATTAATTGCTAAATCGCTACGGAACGCAGCAATAACTTATTGCGAAAAAGAAAAATCCCAGAAGTCAGGATATGATTTACTAGACTTATATTATTACGACTCTTCAGTTATAGAAGCATTCTTACCATCTATCATTGCAGGTAGTTATGAAATACCCAGCAAGATAAAAGACCTTAACTTTAAGTTTGGTAAGGGTGAAGTTACAGATGGAAACAACTGGCTAGTTCTACGGTCAGATATAGAAAAGGCA